CTTAGAGATATACATAAGCCTTTAAATTTGCATCTTACCTATCATCACCACATTGGTTTAACAGACCAATGGATGAGAGGGAGTAGTCATATTTGAAAGACAAAGTAGTCTCTAAGCGTAGTTTCCCCACATATAGGATTCCTATGTGTATTGGATTCTAGTCCGCCCCTACGGTGAAGGATATGAATGTTCTTACATTCATCTCATTACTGTAGCTGGATCCCTTTCTGCCATTAAGGCGAGAACATGTTTAAAGAAAATTCCTTTAATGTTCCCCCTTAACGGTAAGATGACCTTATCATCCTTGAACGGGTTAGATGGAGATACTGTCTCTTGAGAATCCGATTGGATTTTCTTAGTCAAGTGTTCCATTAAACCATCGCACCAACCTTCAGTATAGAAGTTAAAGTGCAATAGTGGCCCGTCAAAGATTAGCCTTCTCACCGGTTTATCTTGCACAAGAGCGGAAAGTTTGTTTCCAAACTGCCCTCTTATGAAAGAGTATAACGGTGAAGAAGTGAAGTCCGAAAAGACTTCAAAGCCAGCTGGTTCAGATAACATTCCAAACCTTAATAAGGTATGGACTGTTTCCTGTATATTAGCTTCTCATGTTTTCTTATCTAAGTCAAACTTAGCTTCGTCAACACAAGATAGCAAAATATGCATATCTACTAAAGAGAGCGATCTATTCAACTTCATAAAAGCTGATAGACCATCTTTAGATGGGATAAAACCAAACGGACCAAGAACTAGTCAAAGAAGTTTATCAACTCCAAACTGTTTTGAAACAGTAGGAATAGATGAAAATCTTTGCCTTAGATCTTGTTCGGAAAGTGCTAATCCTTTATTATATAGATCTAAAATCACAGACGAGATTCCTCATCTAGATTTTAGAGCTACTAATAAATTCTTAGCTCCCACAGCTGAAACTTCCCCATCCATAGTCACCAATCTCTTAGCAAACTCGAAAGAGTTGTTAGAGACAAGTGATTTGGATAAGTTGATTTCAACCCCAAGGATCTGAGTCATTATCATGTGATAAGATGTCGCAACAGCTTTATCAGCTATTACGATATCATCACCAAGTAACGCATAATTAGTGAATGGGAGTTTACCAACTCTCATTGCAGCTATTTGTACAATTACATGATGAGACAATGCAAGCATTGCTCATGATGATAAGGCTCCCATAGGTTGCCCAACTGAGTATCTATAAGGTATATCCTTAAGATACCAGTCTCTTCCAACAAGAAGAGTAGCCCAATCCTTAGCAAATTTAGATCCGAATAATACGGATATAATTTGCTTCTGAAAGGCCATAGGTAATCTATCGGTAGCAGAACTCAGATCGTAAGAATAGAATTCTACGTCATGGAGAAGTCCATCTTGATAAAGTTGAACTAATCTGTTTAGTGGAGCTTGTTGATTAAATGTACCATCCATTGGAAGGTCCTTTAATTTACTAAAGACTCAACTATTCAGCGGGGCCATTACACTCTGTGTAATGGAATCCGCCATGGCGAAGACTCTAGCCTTTCCGGCTGCTTCCTCTTTGATTGCTAGTTTTCCTAGTTTCAGATCTAAGGGACTGACAGAGGGTTTAACCCCTGTTGCCTCTCAGTAAGAAACTTCGGCTCTTAACAAATCAATAAGAACGTTACCTCTATTCATCCTTCCTATAAAAGAAAGAAGAGTAGGGAATAACGGACTTACATATCATGCATAGATATCTTTTCAGATACCCATCATTGATATAGAGTGATTCGGCCCGGCAGATAATAGATAAATAATCGGATTAGATAAGGTCAACAGGTGCTTTGATCTTCCCTTAGGAATTTCAAAACCCAATGACGCTAATCCGTTAATGATCTCGGACTTAGGAAGAGTATCAGAAATCCCTTTAAAAGGATCTGTGATTGACTCTAACTTAAGTACACAAGGCATTTTCATTATTCTATATACTGCCAAGGTAGACAAGACTCCCCTTATAGTACTAGAATCCTTAGATCTCAAAAGAGTTCTTAAGGTTCCCGGTATTATAGTAGGGAGTCCTCCAGCTAGACCAATCGGCATTACGTCAGTGACGAATACCGGATGGCCCGACACAAAATGTTGGACGATTCTAGTACATTCTTTTAAGTACTGAACGGTGAAAGAAACACCGTTAGCCTTTCAAAGAATTGCTATTCTCGATCCGAACTTCTTGTACGGAGCAGGAGACAATTGTAAGCTTCATACTAATAATCTTATTCAATGAGGAAATAACTGTTTAGTTATATATCCAACATTAGATAAATCATTATTCGTAAGTTGATTACTCTTGTTTTGTGAAAGTGTTAGTCTTTTCATGGTTTTATTATATTTATATGATTTAACCGATGGAAGACACACTTACTACTAAAGTAAGGTATCTTACAGGGAATCGCCATAAAGAACTGGTAAACATTCTTTATTTGTGAGTTCATTAACAATTACGTTAATTGATCGCACGGCGGGGAAGGTACTGCCCTATACGCGTAAAGCTATAGCGAAAGTATAAACAAGTTTCCATCCATCTCAGAGGGGTGTTAATTCTCTGAGGGAGGACGTAGTCCTTGAGTATAGCTTAAGCTATACT